GCACTTACGATAAAGTGATGTCCCGTTGGAGGAAAGAACGTAGTTTTGCCATTACCTCTTCCGGATATCATACTTACTTTGGTATTTCTTCCTCTGCTCTCAATAGTGATAGTGAGTTCAAGGTTGCCGAAGATGCCTCAAAGGCACAAATTAGAACCGCATTTGTCAAGTCTTTGAGTTCTAAAAAAATGAACAAAAAGATTCTTGGTGAATTTATTCAATTAGTTGCTTAACTAAATACTCAAAAAGTGCTTATAAAAATGAAGACCTTTCAGGAATTTATGGTAGAATGCTATTCTATTCAAGAGACTTCTCTTACTCGTGTAATGAGTAAGTCCGAAAAGGGTGGGATGGCAATTCTTTCTGGGCAGAGGGGTGACAAATCAAAATCAGAAAATAAGGAAAGGTCTGCAAGAACTGAAAGAAGAATTAGAGGTGCCGGTCTTCCGGGTCCAACAAAAGTATCTGGAAGATATACGGAAAACCCAGGAACTCCAGATGAGAAAAAAGTGGGTGAAAAATCTCACGTAGTTTCTTCTGGTAAAATGGGTAAGAAGAGGTTTAAGAAAACCATAGAGAAACTTGGAACTGAAAGAGGACTCAAACAAAAGCGTAATGCTCCTGAAGGTTCATCTAAAGACGACCAAGATTCCGTATTGATTCAACGTAAAGGTGGGGGTGAAGCATCACTCAAAGGAACATCCAAAACATCTTGGCCTGGTAAAGGTAAGAATGTTGGAGTCGGAAAAATGAAACCAGGAAGAACTGGTGAGTTTGATACAAAAGTCAAAAACAAAACATTTACTTATGAAAACTAAATTGAGATTAGAACACGTTGTAAATCACGACACCAAAGAAGTTTGGGTGAAGTGTGACAGTGCGATTACTGCTATGGGTATTCCTGCTATGGTAAATGAATATTATCCTGGTTATAGGGGTCATTGTGCGAGTCTTGAGTACATAGATAAACTACGAAACCAGCAGGTCCAATCTTAAAACCGTCCATAGGGGGTCCCACGACCCCCTTTTTTATTGTATAATTACTTCAGTTAAACAAAACCACCTAACTAGATTATGCCTCGCAAAACTGCCGTGAATGACGCCCAACTGATTGAAGCAATCAAAGAACTTTATGGTACTGAAATTACTTCTGGCGACCTCAAGGGTTTCTGTGCCTCTCGTTCGCTCAACTATCAAACCGTAAGCAATAAACTCTCACAATACAAAACTTCCCGTGGCAAATGGAACCTTGAAGTGACTCAAGAGCGTGTAGAAGAGATTGAGCGTTCTTTCCAAAATGTTGCGGTTCTTCCTGAGCATCAGCAAAACCTTATTCCCGATAAAGATGATACCTTCGTCAAGTTTGGTAGTTTTGCTGATGTTAAAAAAATTCTTCAGTCCCGTCTTTTTTATCCTACGTTCATTACGGGTCTTTCGGGTAATGGTAAAACGTTCAGTGTGGAGCAAGCGTGTGCTCAACTAAAGCGGGAACTTATCCGTGTGAATATCACTATTGAAACCGATGAGGATGATTTGATTGGTGGTTTCCGTCTCGTGAATGGTGAAACTGCTTGGCACAACGGTCCTGTGATTGAGGCACTTGAGCGTGGTGCCGTATTGCTTCTGGATGAGGTTGACCTTGCTTCCAATAAAATCCTGTGCCTTCAATCCATTCTTGAAGGTAAGGGTGTGTTCCTGAAAAAAATCGGACGGTTCGTCAAACCTGCTCCCGGATTCAACGTGATTGCCACCGCAAACACCAAGGGAAAGGGTTCTGAGGACGGTAGGTTCATCGGCACCAACGTGCTCAACGAAGCGTTCCTAGAGCGGTTCTGCGTGACCTTTGAGCAACCATATCCTGCTGCTGCTACTGAGATTCGCATCCTTCAGGGAATCGCAGCATCTCTGGGTCTTACCGAGATTGATGATTTTTGTAAGCGGTTGGCAGATTGGGGTGACGTAATCCGTAAGACATTCTATGATGGTGGTATTGAAGAAATTATCTCTACCCGCCGACTGGTTCATATCGTCCGTGCCTACAGCATCTTTGGTGATAAGGCAAAAGCAATTCAGGTTTGTATCAATCGTTTTGATGATGAAACCAAAACTGCCTTCTTGGAACTGTACGATAAGATTGATGCCGATTTTGTAATGCCTTCCGAAACTCTTGAACTGACTATTGAGGGTGGTAGGGAGATTGACATTAACCTTCCCTTCTGATATAATTGGGGGAGGTTAATTATGACTTCTCCCCTTATGTTTGGACCTGAAGACGAACAAAATCTTATCAATAAATTCAATCTCACTATGAATGGTGAGACTGGCATACTTAATGTTACAAAAACTCCTGTTACTATGACTGATAAAACAAATCATCTTTGGAAATACAACGAAGATAAAATCCTTAAAGATGTTGAAGAATATGTGACTACTACCTATCACGGTCATTACTGTGGTGATAGTGATGGTTATGCCGATATTCAGACTATTGACCTGATGGCAGCAAAAAAACTGGCAGCAGGTTTCTGTCAGGCAAACATCCTGAAGTATGGTTCTCGTTATGGGGACAAGGATGGTCGCAATAAGCGTGACTTGATGAAAGTCATTCACTATGCTATGCTACTTCTCCACTTTGACGGGCATTATACTCGTAAAGATAATGGACTCTCCGAATTCAATCGCTGATTATTATGAAACTGAAAGAAAACACTATGAAACTCTCTGACAATACTCTGACTCTTCTCAAGAACTTTGCCGGTATCAATCAGTCTATTCTCGTAAAGCAGGGTAATAAACTTCGCACAATTTCTATTGCCAAGAACATTTTGGCAGAGGCAGAAATTACCGAAGATTTCCCTCGTGAATTTGCGGTTTATGACCTGAATCAGTTCCTGAATGGTTTGAGTCTTCATCAGGACCCAGACCTTGATTTTACCGAAGATTCTTATATTACCATTCGTGAAGGTAAGCGTAGGGTCAAGTATTTCTATGCCGACCCTAACGTAATCATTTCTCCTCCAGAAAAAGAAATCAAACTTCCTTCCGAAGATGTGTGTTTTCAGTTGGAAACTGGTTCTCTGGAGAAACTGGTGAAAGCAGCAGGAGTTTATCAGTTGCCTGATATTTCGGCAATTGGTGATGCCGGTGTGATTCGTCTGGTGGTTCGTGATAAGAAGAATGATACTTCTAACGAATACTCTATCGTTGTGGGTGAAACTGACGAACAATTTACTTTCAACTTCAAGGTTGAGAACATCAGTAAGATTGTTTCTGGTGCCTATAATGTGGTTGTGTCACGGAAACTTCTGTCACAATTTACCAACACGAAGCACAATCTTTCTTACTGGATTGCTCTGGAACCAGACAGCACTTTTAATTGATTCTTTCTTCTTTATTATGGAATTTCTACTCTATTTGACTCCTGCTGGTCAGGAAATAATTAGCAAAATTATGCTAAAGAATTATAATGTTAGAGAAAATGCTCCAGTCTGTAGAGACAAGCAGTTATTTGGACTTCTAAAGTCTCCCGACTTTATAATTTGTTTAGATAATATCAAAAACACAATTAGTCCAGTAAAGCATTATGTAAATGAAACTGTGTATCACGAAGCAGTTCACGTTGCACAGGCGTGTAAGGGTGGTAAACTGGGAATATCTGCTTCTCTGAACCAGTATAAACTAAATGATGTTATGCGGTCAGTAAAGGCAACTGGTTCATATGCCATTTATGAAACAGAGGCATATTATCTAGAAGATAAACCAGAAGAAGTTCTTTACCATCTTAAGAAATATTGTTTCTGATGAATATTTTTGTTACTTCTGAATTTCCGGCAGAGTCTGCAATTTGTCTTCCGGACAAACACATAGTTAAAATGCCGCTTGAATGCTGTCAAATGCTCTCTATTGTAGCATCAACAAAGTGGGGACACGATTATGGAACTCTTCCTAAAAAAGATGGAACTCCATATGCAACGGAGAAAGGTGCTTTCCGTAATCATCCCTGTACTCAATGGGCAGCAAAGACTATTGATAATGCCTACTGGCTAATTAAGTGGGGTATGAATCTGTGTGATGAATATACGTTGCGGTATGGTAAGACCCATTCGTGCTACAATACTCTTGTAGATGCCTACTATTTGTTTCCTAAGGGGAAGATTACTAATGTAACACCATTTGCCCGTGCTATGCCCGATGAATATAAATTTGACACAAGCATTGACACTTTTACTGCTTACAAGATGTATATTGCATCCAAACCTTGGGTTGCATCTAATTATCTTCGTATGCCACAAAGAAAACCTGAATGGATTTGATTGATTATGAGTGATTTCTTATGGTGCGAACGATACCGCCCAAAAACAATTGAAGAATGTATTCTTCCCGAACAGACTAAAAAGTCGTTTCAAGATTTTCTAAATAGTGGCGAACTGCCTAACTTGCTTCTTTGTGGTCCTGCTGGTGTGGGAAAAACCACTGTGGCAAAGGCACTATGTAATGAATTGGGGGTAGATTGTTATGTCATCAATGGATCCGACGAAGGTAGATTCCTCGATACTGTCCGAAACAATGCGAAAAACTTCGCTTCGACCGTCTCACTTTCGTCAGATGCTAAACACAAAGTCGTCCTTATTGATGAGGCAGATAACACAAGTAACGATGTTCAACTCCTCTTACGGGCGTTTATTGAGGAATTTGCTGGTAATTGTCGATTCATCTTCACCTGCAACTACAAAAACAAAATCATTGAACCTCTTCACTCCAGATGTGCCGTCATTGACTTCACAATCAAAGGAAAAGAAAAGACTAAGTTGGCAGGATCCTTCTTCAAGCGTCTACAAAACATCCTGGATAAGGAGAGCGTCAGATATGATCCGAAGGTCCTTGCGGAACTAATAAACAAACACTTCCCAGACTTCAGACGGGTCACCAACGAATGTCAAAGATATTCTGTTAGTGGTGAAATTGATTCGGGTATTTTGGCATCCTTTTCGGACATCTCCGTAAATGAACTAAACAAGTATCTGAAAGAAAAGAACTTTTCCGAAGTTCGTAAGTGGGTTGTTTCCAATTTGGATAATGACACCAATATCATTTTGCGTCGTATCTATGACTCCTTGTACGATGTTCTTGATGGACCTTCTATTGCTGCCGCAGTATTAGTTGTGGCAAAGTATCAATATCAATCGGCATTTGTTGCGGACCAAGAGATAAATCTTCTTGCTTGCTTGACTGAAATAATGGTGGAGTGCAATTTCAAGTGAACCAGTATAAAATCTCATATAAGAATCTTAAAGAAGAACCTGTTAAAACAACTCCAGAGAATGTGAAAGAGGCAAATGAAGCACTCTTTCGTGCTAAAATGACTCTTCCTGCTGCAGCAAAGCACTGTGGTATGACGCATAAAGAAATGAAACTTACCTTTTGGGAATACTTGAAGTATCACAAATCTGATTATGAAAACACAGAAATCTCTTAAAACCCCTTTGCGGTATCCTGGCGGCAAGTCCCGTGCTTGTACCAAGATGGACCCTTATTTCCCAGATCTTCGTAATTATGATGAGTTCCGAGAACCATTTCTTGGCGGTGGTTCTGTGGCAATTCATATTACTAAAAAATATCCAGACCTCAAGATTTGGGTGAATGACCTTTATTCTCCGCTTGTAATCTTCTGGCAGCAACTCCAGATGTTTGGAACGGAACTTAAGGACCATCTCTTACATTTTAAGAGTGCCTGCCCTGATCCTGATTCTGCAAGGGGGTTGTTTGACATCTCTAAAACTATCCTAAATGATCCTAAGACTGGAGATTTTGAGCGAGCAGTCAGATTTTATATCGTCAATAAGTGCTCCTTTAGTGGTCTTACCGAAAGTTCTTCTTTTTCTCCACAAGCATCGAATAGCAATTTTTCACTGAGAGGTATTGAAAAACTTTCGGAGTATTCTAAACTGATTGCAAATTGGCGTATAACTAATTATTCCTATGATTATCTAATGGATGGAAACAAAGGTGCTTTTATGTATCTCGATCCTCCTTATGACATTAAGGATAATCTCTATGGGCGTAAGGGATCAATGCACAAAGGATTTGATCACGATAAGTTTGCTGCTGATTGCGATTCTAATAATATGGATCAATTAGTGAGTTATAATTCAGATCAACTTGTAAAAGATAGATTTACGAACTGGACTGCCGCTGAGTTTGATTTAACTTATACGATGCGTTCAGTAGGTGAATATATGAGAGATCAAAAACAACGTAAAGAACTGCTATTATTTAATTACACAAAAACTCCCAAAATCCAATTTAATTTTGATGGATGTTATAATTACAATAGATTAAAAAGTGAGGGATTGATTGGTGACTGAATTGAAGGACTGGTTGAACTCGATCAATCAAACAAAGAAGAACCTGATTGACGAAGACCCTTCAACTGAGAAGGGGTATGCACCATATATTATCAATCGGTGTCTTTCCGGAGAAATTGATTGTATTATGTTTGTTAATGAATTGAATCAGTATCATTTTCTTCCTAAAAAAATGCAATATGACTTTCTTATAAATATTCTGAGAGTTAAGAGGAGATATTCTCCTTGGATTCGTAAAGATAAAATCAAAGATCTTGATATTGTCAAGCGTTATTATGGTTATAGTAATGAAAAGGCACAGCAGGCTTTGAGGATTCTAACAAAAGAACAACTAACATTTATTAAATCGAAATTTGAAACTGGAGGAACAAAATGAGTGTCGTTCAAGAACCCACTGTACAATGGTCGCCTGATATGATGATAGAAGTCATTCTGAATGAACCAGATGATTTCTTAAAAGTTCGTGAAACTTTGACTCGTATTGGAGTTGCCTCAAGAAAAGAGAAGAAACTTTATCAGAGTTGTCACATTCTTCATAAGCAAGGTCGTTATTTTATTACACACTTTAAAGAACTTTTTGCTCTGGATGGCAAACACGCAAACTTAACTGTAAATGATATTCAGCGTCGTAATCGTATCGTTCAGTTAATTGCTGATTGGGGATTGGTTGAAGTAGTTGATGTGAGCAAGGTTCAGGATATTGCCCCTCTAAATCAAATTAAAGTTCTTCCTCATAAGGAAAAGGGAGATTGGATTCT